GTCTAATTAAATGAGGTCTAGTTCCCTCGTGATGGAGCCTTGCATAAGGCAAAGACGAGCCAATCCGAACATATTGTCCTCGTGTGTCGCCAAAGTGCCTCATATGGATTGATGCGCGAAGTGCTCCAGTATTTACTCCTACTTGGCGTTTAGCGGCAGCAGTAATTAGTAAACCTTTTTTAGCTAAATACCTACCAACATCCCCGCTAGGAGAGTTTTTATACTTACTAAATGCTGGTTCACGGAAGACTACAGTTGCCATTATGGAATCGCCATCGTGATAGTCATACGGGTAGTTGAGAAGCCACCTTCTGGTTCAGCAGCATCTACAGTTGCAATAACTCCAAGACCGTAGCCACCCAAATCGCCCCAAGCATCTAACTGTTGGATGCTTTCCATTAATACCCAAGCATCATATGCCGACACAACAGCAGCATCTTGAATGTCATCTGCAGGTGGTGGATTACCATTCTGTTGAGACACAGGAACTGCGCGAGAAACAGAAATATTTAAAGTAGCGCTACGAGGGTCATTACATCTGCGAGGGTCAGTTGCTTCATCTCCTGGACTTCCCACATACATTTGAATCATAGAGACAACAAGTTGTTCACAGTCAACTGCTGGTGTACCAAAAGTCCAGTAACGACGAGCAGGTAATGGCATATCAAATGATCCGTAACAGGTGATAACTCGGTTAAGGACTTCTTGAAGAAACAGAGCTAAGTTTTTAGCTCCATCATCTACTGCAGATACATTTACTATTGGCATGTCATTTCCTTCATTCGTCTTAGACTATTGCGATTGGCTTTTGAGTATTCCCTAGCTGATAGATAACGTTGCTATTCAAAAGGTTGATTACTTCGTTCACAGCAGGGTTACCTAAGCTTGGTCGAGATGCATACAAATCTAAAGTTCCTGGGTCACGAGGACCTAGAACAGAAAGAATGTCTGCGTAGCTAGCGCTAAGTCTAATAGTACCCTCTACAGTGTCTAAATCTGCTGCATTTGTAAGAGTTTTTGAAATTGTATTTGTGAAGTTAGATATAACTGCATAGACAGTCCATGCTGCATCATCTTCTAGGAACTCTCCACCAAACTCATTGAGATAATAGATATTTGATCCACCCTCTGTGTTGAAGTAGAGGTCATAAGCGCTTAGCTCAAAAGATGGACTTGCACCGATGATTCTGCGAGCACGAGGTGTATCTGGTGAGAAAACTCTAGAACGAGCACGAGCTCTATCTGGGTTTGCTGTTTTCAAGAAAAGGTCAATTGCATAGATACCAGTACGAAGTTCATCAATAAAGGACTGGTTATCTAATACTGTGTAGCTAACTCCTTGACGAGCAACAGATGTAACTCTTTGAGGAAGAGCACAGGTGTCGTCTCCTTCATAGAGTTTTACAAGCTCAAGTGCAAGAATTCGAGCAGCAGCACGACCAGCAGTTGGTGGTGGAGAGCCGTATGTATAAGTGACTTCTACGTTTGATGAAGACCACTTTGCATTTGGTGTTCCAAAGATGGTTGAGTGGTCAGATAGGTAATAAGTCTGAGGGTCAATAATGTTTCCGCTTTGGTCACGAAGAGAGTGAACCTCAACTACTTTGCGACCACGCAGGCGTACACGAGAGTATGATGAAGTTCCATCTCCCATAAAATCATGGCTTGAATCCGAGCCGCTACTAACGATGTTTTCTACCTTTCCATCGATTAGTACGGGTGTATGGGTTAGGCGTGAAGCCCCTGTGCGAAGGTATGGGTCATAAGCGGACACATAACGCTCTGTAACTGTTGTAACTCCACTAAATTTGCGCCCTGATAAAGCCCAAAGCATGTAGGAAGCTGTTTTTACTGCCTCGTAGGCATAGTCGGAATCAGCATATGTGCCAAGTTCTTCGACATCGGTCCAAAGATTACTCATTCCGTCCTTCCTTACATAAAGTAAAAGGGGCGGGCAGACAACCGAGTGTTAATACACACTTTCGGCAACTGCCCGCCCCACTTTAACTACTTGATTACGCTGTTGGGTCCTCATTTGATGCAATGATAAAGTCAATTGCATTATCTGGGTTGTAGGTATCGCTACCTGGAACGTTGTATGTAGATGTTGACCCTTGTGAGGTGAAATCAGATACAGCTAGGTAACCCTTGTTACGAACAACTGCTCCTACTGGGCTAACTGCTGCAGATGCAACATCTGTTGCAGTCTTTGCATAGCGGAATGTTGTTGGTGTTGGTGTAGCTGTAATAGTGAAAGTACCGTTGAAAGTAGAATCCACACCAGTTACAGTAACGCTCTGACCAACTTCATATCCGTGTGCTGCACCTGTTGTAAGTGTTGCAACGTTAGAAGTAAGTGATTTGTTGCTCACGGTCTTCTGTGAGTCATCAAACCAGCGGTAGAAGCCCTTAAGACCTTGTGGTGCCCATGAAGAGCGTGAGTATGCATATGGACGCTCTGTAGCAACTGGGAACTCCCAGCGACCATCAAGACCACCCTCAAACTCGATGTTTCCTAGACCATAGCCTTCAAAGGTGTTAGCAAGAAGACCGTTTTCAATTACACGGTCACCTGACTGACGAAGCTTGACGTATGGGAATACCCAGTAGAAGTAAGGAAGGCTTGAAGCACGCTTTCCGTCCTTAACTGCGAATGACCATACTTCAACGGCAACACCGTTACCTGCTGGGTCGTCGCCAACGGCAGGTGCGGCCCAACCGATTGACTTGTTATCTGGGGAAGCAAAGCTTCCAAAGTTTTTGCGAAGAAGCAATCCACCAGACATAAGAGCTGTTAGCTCTGGGTCTGGGTCGCAAATTGCAATCTCCATAGTAATGCGCTTTAGAGTGTCAGGGGCTTTGTATGATACGCATACAGTGCCGTCAGCTGACTTCTCTGTGATTTCGTCACCCTCTTCATATTCGGGTGTAAATGATGTACGGAGGAACGCCGAGGTAGTGTAACTATCCCCTGCTCCATTTAGCAAGGTTCCTGAGGCGTCCAGTCTAGTGACTCGGATCGCCACACCTTGGACGCTAGCCGCATAGTCCTGTGTAGCCATTCCAGTTTTCTCCTTTTTCTTTGTTTGGGATTAGTCGCTAGGTAATGTCACTCGCATGCCGTAAAGCATGCTTGGGTCTGCGTAGACAGCCGCTGGGCGGAATGCCTTGATACGCATGTTGTTAATTGTAACATCTGCTCCTTGAGCCAAGTTATCGTTTACAACCTCGATTTTACCGAGATGTACTTCAACTGGGCCAGTTGCATAGATCCATTTGTTAGTTGCTGACGCTGTTGCGTTCGCATGTCCAATTGGACCGTTACCTGTATAACCAGAGCCAATAATGACGTCTGTGCCTAAACGAGTCATTGCTCGTCCAGAATTCTCTGTATCGCCTTTTTTGTAGACAAGGCGTGATCCTAAAATAGAAGCCACATCGCGGGTCATATGAATGACACCGTTTTGGCCTGTTGGTGAGTTAGAAATTGCTTGCTCTAAAAGCATCAAAGCATTTTCTGGCTTCTTTGCTGCGTCAACTGGGATAGTTGCAGCGCTTGCTTTGCTGAGATACATATTGCCATTGGCATCTGTCTCAGCTAGTGCAGCTTTGCCTTCCCAAAATTCTCTTTCTAAAGCTTTAGCTGTAACAGCTTCTAATGCAGCTTTAACGGCTGCAATACGGTCAACACCTAGAAGACCAAAAGTAGAACTAAAATCCTCAACTTCAATATTGAAGGGGACATAAGTTAAATAGCTTGTTGATGATTGCTTATCGGAAAGTGTTCCGTTTGTGACAGTCTCGTCGTTTACAGTAAGTAAACGAACGTATGAAGGAAGGCTGTCGTATTCCTTTGAAAACTTACGAATCCAACGCTCGTCGGACTCTCTTGCTGTGTGCTGCATTACATCAGCAACGCTCAAGATTCCGCAGGGGGCAGGGATTAGCTCACTCGCTGGAAAAACTCCTTTGAATGCCATCTTATCTCTTCCTTTCCTAGAACCTTGAGCGTTGCTTCAGTAATTAACTACGGTTTAGTCGGCTTAGTATTCGACTGCTGCAGCTGTTGCGCCACCTGTTGTGTCACGGAGAGCTGCTGCTACACCGTTCACTGAGATGGTTGAAGTAATTGCAAGACCTTCGATACCAACCTTTGCAACACCTTCGAATGTTTCAATGAACATCTTGTAGTCGTTAGTTCCGACTAGAGATGAATCACGGATGATTCCAAGGTCAAGGCTTCCACCGTCAAGGAACAAGAATGTTCCCTCAGCGAAGAGGTACCAAGTGAATGAATCGGTGAACTCAACAAGTGCTGTTGCACCCTGAGAACCGAATACGTTCTGGTCTAATGCATAACTTACAACTACGCCACGAGCAGCTAGGTAGCCGTCGATTTCTGCGTATGCGTTGAGGTTGCTATCGCCAGGCATGTTAAGTGCAAGGTCAGCTGCCATTGCGTCTTTAACCCAAGCTGGGATAATTACGCGAAGTGGTGCATCTGCCTCAAGACGGTGACGTGAACGGTATGCAGCGGATGCGCGACCAACCTGTACTAGGAAGTCACGACCGAAACCGATTAGCGAAGTGGTTGTAACAGCTGTTGAACCAGCTGCAATCTTCGATAGAAGGTTCTGCTCTGCTTCGCGTGCGTGCTGAATAAGACCAAGCTCGTTGTGACGAGCGATCAATTCAGGATATGCACGAGTTGCAAGGTTACCGAACTGCATTTGAAGTGTTACAGCGTCTGTTGCTACTGTTACTTCTGCTGCAGCTGTCACTGTCAAACTTGCCTTAGCAGCTGGTGATGGAGTTGTAGCTGCATCATTAGCAGCAGTCCATACGCCAACAGCGTTGTCATAGTCTGAAAGAACAGGGGGTGTGATGAAGCGAATTCCGCCACGATCAGCCTGGAAACGAGGAAGCGCGTCACGAACTGGACGAGCTGTTGTTCCTAGACCAAAGATGTCGTACTTGACTTCAAATGGTGCTTGATGTCCACCAGCAGCAACAAGTGCCTCTGGGCCTGTTACGGCTTGGACTTTAGCCCAGTTGGACTCTGCATCCTGTGTAAGGGTGCGAGCTTCTGGGAATGATGTGGATACGGATGCAACGATATGTTGTTCTCCATCTCCACCATTCACACGGCGAAGCGTATGAATGCGTTTTGCCATAGCTTCTGCTACGGCGCTCATGTCATCCAGTGGGCTGCCAGCTGTATAGCCAGGAATATCTGCACCTGCCGTGATTGCCACGGGAGCGGCTGATACCTGAGCAACAGGACGGCGGTCCGCTGGGACCTCTGGTGTGAGGTCGTTGCTGTTTGCAGCGGCGGTCACGGGTGCCTCCATTGTTTCCTGAGCCATTGGCTCAATTGTTGTTTTTGGTGTTTCATTGATTGATGCTTCTGCACCATCTGCAACGTCAGCTGCTGCATCGTCTTCAGCTACTGCTGAATCCTCTGCTGCATCTTCTGCTACTTCTGCTGCTTCTGCGGTTGCGTCTGCTTCTGCTTCTACAGCCGGGGCTGCTTCGTCTTCTGCTGATGCGGTAACTGGAACTTCGGCAACTGGTGCCTCGGTTACTGTCTCGGTTATTGTCTCAGTTGAGAGCTCGGCGGTCTTTTCCACCTCTGTTGACGCTTCGGTCATGTTCTTCTTCTTCTCTTCCTCTGCTTTTTTCTCTTCTTCAGTCATTTCGACTGCAGGAGCTTCTTCAGCAGGTGTTGGGGCTTCAGCCTTAGGGGCTTCAGCTTCTGGAATTTCCTCTGCCATTGGAGTTGCTGGTGCTTCTTCAGCTGGAGCTTCTTCCTTCTTATCCTCAGCAGGCATTGCTGCTTCGGCTTCAGGCATTGGCTTTGCTTCTTCAGCAGGCATCTCTTTTGGTGATTCGGAAGAATCAGAACCATCTTCCTTGGTTTCGCCATCTTGCCCGTATACACGGGTCGCAGCTTCAGCGGCCCGCTGGGCGAGCTCTGTGACTGCGGCCTCACGTTGCTTCAGTTCTGTACGAACGGAGTCAAGCATGTCGGCAAGCGACGTCATCGCGTCAACTGATTGTGGAGTTGGGTCCTCCCCCTCAACCGTTTCGAATTCGCTGATAATCGACTTCTGGAGCTCAGCGACTTGTTTGTCGTCGAGTTCAGCAAGCTGATCCATCATCTCTTTGATTCGGTCCACTGTCCCTCCTTAGGGCAGTTAGTTAGAGCAAAGTTGCTCTAGTGAGTTATGATCAGTCGAGGCGAGGGACTCCGAGACGCTTAACGCGTGGAGGCACTCCACCTGATTTAAATAGTACATCGGATTTAAATAGGTGATTGTACGATTTTTAGACAACTTCTGGTTCTTAGGTAAGAAGCCTTAAAAGCTTCGCCATCTGTGAGGAAATCTCTGACTGATTGTAGTAATCAGCACCAGACATAAAGCTCTTCAGTTCTTCAGTTGCTATATCGGCATCTTCCTGACCAATTTTGTCTTCAACCTTTTTAATCATGTCTTCCATAAGCTTTTGAAGGGCTGGAGGAACATCTGAGAATCTAATCTTCGTAGCAGTCTCTCCGAAGGCAAAAGGAAGGTTTGCAATAACCTTTCCTAACTCAGCGGAACTGCTTCTAATGTTCTCTAAAGCTTCAGGATTCAATGCTTTTGTGTCCAATCGGTCAATAATTTCCATCAAATCGTCTGCAGCCTTAGCTGATTTCTTGTAATCTCCAGCGTTGTCAAGGTTTTCAGCCTCTTCAACCTTCTCAACTACACGGTCAAGACCAGCAGTGCCTAAGTCAGACTTAAGACGAGCTAGGACTAAGCGGAACTTTCCTTTTGCATCTCTAGGCTGAGTTTCTGGGGTGTATTTAGCCCTGTCATCCTGTGGCTTAGCTCTATTCATTTTTTCTACTTTAAGAGCGTCAATTTCCTCAGGTGTAAGGTCTTTGATTTCTGGGTCAATAGCAAAATCATCTGCTGTATCTCCTTCTAAAAAAAGTGCTTCTAAATTTTCTAAAAGACCCTCTGAATTACCTGAAGCTGTCATTGCCTCAGCAATACGTTCGCGCATGTCTTTAGCCATATCATCAATACTGAAATCTGCTGATGCAACTTTCCATGTTTCTGGGATTAGCTCTGGACGGTCAAGACCACGAGCACGACGTGTGATGTGCTTACGAACAGCAGCTTTTGCTCCTGGCTTGGCACGACCATATGCATGAATTGCGTTCTTCAAGTCTTCTACGTTTCTAATTGGAAATGAGCCGTCTGGCATAGCCTTCTTCTCACGGGCAAGGCGTTCGCGGACTCGGCGTGGGACAACAGCAAGTTCTTCTGTGTTGTCATCAATCATTTGAATCATGTAGTCAGAGTCTTCATCTTTTGCCTTCTTAACACGAGCGGCAAGTTCTGCCTTTCTCTCTTCAAGAATTGACATCTGAACACTTGCTACACGAGCCTTTACTTCTTCAGCAGCAGCAACAAGTGGCTGATTCTGCTTAGCTTCAAGGGCATCAATCTTCTTGTTTAACTCTGCAAGTGGGTCGTGCTTTAGCTGAGCCAAAATATTGGCACCAGCAGCAACAAGGGCCATTACCTGACCTGATGCAACACGAGCACGAGCAATCGGGAAGCCTGGAACATTTACTTGACATACTGCGACAAGCTCAAGGTGACCCTTGATTGGACGCCAGTCTCCCGATGGTGCTGAGGCGCGGGCAGCGCGGATTTGCTCGGGGGTTGTGCCTGGGCGTAAAGCGCCAGAAACCCAAATTCCGTAAGCATCCTCTCCTGCGTGCACATCTGCGAAAGCTGATGCAGTGTCGTCATAATGACGAACTGCTTCCTCTGCAGAAGCTTCTAGACCAGCGTGACCGCCAGCCAAAGTTAGTTGTCCAACAGGCATATCTGAACCTTCAGCAGTGCGAAGTGTTCCTGTGTGGAAATAAGCATATTTACTACGACTACGAGGTGGTCGTGTTCCAAAAGACATTCCAATGTGGTCTACATGCCAAGCAGCAATGTGACCGAATACGCGACCCTCATCTGTAACTGTGAGTGGGGTTGCTTTAGTTAGCTTTGGGTTGTCAAACCATGATGTAGGAGGTTCTACTGGAATCGCTCCAGCAACCATTCCACAAGCGACCAACGCAGATGCGTCTAGTGGACTCATCCCTTCGACATATACTCCGTCTGGTAACACTTCATCCTCCTGAATATCGTTGCCATCATCAACGATTTGGATATAACACTCTTGAAATGCTGGCTTAGGCACGATGGTTACTGCCATTACACGAGCACTTTTGATAACTATTCTACCTGACTCGATTTTCCTTGTATCCTCGGAATCATCGCCAGTAGGCTCTTTTGCCTCTTCTTCATCTGCTTCAAATTTGTCCATATCAGCAGATACTCCACGGATAAATCCGTTGCGAACTAGGCGTTCAGCTTCTTTGCCATACTCCCCAAGATCGAATACACCGTAAGCATTTCCGATGCCTTGGTCTGTTCTTTCCATGTGGGTAATTTGACCGACAACGACAGAACCATCATGGCCCTGACCTGTCTTAATCTGCCATAGAAGTGGCAGTGGCAAATCTCTTGTATTGATGGAGCCAGACTCAAAGATACGTCCGTCACCTGATTCCATATTTTCTGGAATAACCAAAGGAATAATGAATTTTGAACCATGCTCGGAAGCTACAACGCCTTCTCTGCCGACCATGCGTGAGCGAGCAGCTTCTGCACGAGCGCGAAGAGTGAACTCTCCGACAATAGTTTCCTCGGTCTTAACTGCTTCAATAGATGAAACTAAAGACTTCTTTTTCATACCTGGATTACGCTTATCTCCCGGCCACATTCCAGTCATTTCTTTATGACGAAGAGCGCAGTAGCCTTTAGCGCGAGGGCCCATATATTTAGCAAGATACCTATGGCAACGAGTCCAGTCTCCTGGAGTGTTCCAGCGAATCTTAAGACCGCCCTTACCAACTGTCCAATAACGACGAAGCTTTTCTGCGTTGCCACGGTTTCTATCTAGACCACCAGCTGCAATAAGTGAAGCAATTAAAGGGTTGTTAGAAAGTGCTACAGCAGCAGGGAATCGAAGTGAAGCAACCAAAACTCCGCCATCAATCTGCTTTGTTACTTCAGCAAGATTAGTGTTATCTAAAACGATAACAGGAGGAGGTGTTGGGCTATTGAGGTCATTGAGAATACGATCATCGCGTTCCCACTTGCCTGGCTTGCGCTTGAATGTTGTTGGTGTATTGCTCTTCTTATTTGCAGGAACAACAGAGACTAACTCCATTACAGCCTGAGGATCATCTGGTGCAACAATAGCTAAGAACATTGGAGGAACATCAGAGTTTTCTGGTGTTATCTCTGCTTCTGTTCCAGCAGCAATAAGAGTCTTTTCGTTTGAGTTAGATACATCAAATCGTCTATCCCAAGCGGCTTTATTTTCTTTAGTATAAACTTTTTTACGATCAAGTTTGTCATCAAATTTTACATAATCGCTAGCAGGCGGAACATACCAACCACGATTGTGGTAGCCAACATCACCAGCTTTATTGGTGTATTTCTTATCTAACCAATCACGGAGGAGCGGTTCGTTATAAGCATTTGGTGTTGTTGCAGGGTTAAATCCAGGCTTAGTAGTTCCATCAGGATTAAAAGAGCCCTTGTAGTACTCACCTAAAACAGTGTTCATATCAGGTTCTTCTTTGTAAACCATTGGAGGGATTGGGTCGCCAGAATATTCTGGTGAAAGGCGTTGACCTGCAACCCAAGCCCCCCAATCGTTAACAAGAAGGTTTGTATCTGGAGCACTAAGAGGTGGAAGACGACCAGGCAACTGAGCAAGAGGCTCATCAATTGCTACACGAGGTTCTCCCAAAATGCCTGAGAAATCTAGGTTATTTGCTGGAAAATTTGATTGTGAGACAGGCTGGAAAGTACTGATTTCTTGAGTTGTATTAGCAGGAACATTGACAGTTCTGCCATCCTCAAGAAGAACACTTACTTCCTGCTTTGCAGGGTCCATTGCAGTGATTTGACCTTTGTATTTGTAGTCTCCACCAATAACAACTGTAGAGCCATTCTTAGCAAACTTACCTAACTTATCCCGTACCTGAGTCTGAGCATTTTCAGAACGCTCTTCAGGTGTGTAGTTACCATCTCCAGAGGCTGCTGGTGAAGCAGGTGCTTCTCCTGCGGCTAGAAGACCATCCATATCCCAATCGTCAGACTCTTCAACTTTATCTGAGCTAAGTTGATCAATAAACTTCCAGTCAAGTTCTGGAATTGCTTGTTCAAACATATCTGTTTCGTCAAAGTCAATTTTTTGAACATTGATGTATTCCATTGGAGTGCTATCAAGCATCGCTGAAATTTTAATTGCAGACTCTCGGTCTACAGGTGTATGAATTTTTTGCACCTTGTCATATGGGTCATCAAGAGACTTGTCATATGTGTGGAAATCATTTTCAATGTTTCCTAAATCATCCCAAGCTCCATCGTCCCAGAACTTGCATGTTCCATCATCTTCTACCTTGTAGAGACGGTCAATGCCTGAACCATCTAGACGGATTCGAATAAAGAATTCTGGTTCCATCTCTGATGGCATAAATGAGTTGTAATCAACTCGGTCCATTGGTGCATAGTCATGCATTCCAAGACCTGCAGTAATAGAAGTATTTGCCTTCTTCTTGTTTTCTCTATCAACAATTGCTGATGCCCAACGTTCTGCGGCATCTCCACCCCAAAGAGCCCAAGCAATACGCCCATTTGATGGGTAATTGTCTTGTCCAGGCTTATATCCCTTGCCTTTTTTATCTACTTCGTGACGTGGGAAGTATTTTGCAATATGACGAACCTTGCGAATACCAATCTGACCACCACGAGCAAGTGTGCGAGCAGTATTGAGACCAACTGGTGTTCCACCACGGTTTTCTTTCTTGCGCCACTCAAGACCACGCTTTGCTTCTGCAATTACAGCATCTGGAATCGTGTACATACGGTCATTACTAGCAAAAACACGGATGTCTAAATCCGTCATGGCAGCGTTAGCAAGCTCTACAGCTGTGTCTTTTGGCTTCTTGCCATAAGAGTTCCAGTCAATAGAGGCTACAAGTGCTTTTTTATTGCCAACTTGGACAACAGAGTTTGCTGCTTCGTCAACAACTGCACCAAAGCCCTCTTTAATAAAGAGAACTAGATTGCCTTTTCTACCTGCGTATTCCACAGTTCTACTCCGTCTCTTCTGGGGCTGCATAAGCCTCAAGATCAGTTTCATTCATCTTTTCTCCAGAATCAAACTTATCTACGAGGTCTTTCCACATATCTACTTTAATATCAGTGATGTTTGAACCATCATATTTATCTGCTTCTTCAGAGTTCATCGGAATCCACTTACTATTAGAGCGAGCAAAAATTCCTAAATCATTTACAGTGAAAATAACAGCAACTAATTCACCGCTATCTGGATTTGTAAGTGCTTCAAGAGATTGTTCCAGCTCAACTGCTGCTTCGTTAGAAATTGCCATTTCGAGCCTCCTCAAGGTTTTCTTCGCCAATCCACTCGGTGTCTTCCTCTAATAGAGGACGAACTAGGTAATTTCCGTCGTAAGATGGAAATTCAATTGTACCTTTTTCCTCGTCTATAGATATCTGTTCTAAGTCAACAGGAAAGACATGTGCGCCAATAATTGTTAGATTATTGTCCTCTTCTTCAGGTGAATACCCAAAGTAAGTAACTTTCCCAACAAGGCGCTTATACGGCATCTCGCCAGAAAGTTTTTCAAGAATTGCTGGTCCTTCTATGATGA